AACTTCTTACGGATATTACGCAATCCGTTCAGAATCATGTGGCGAAGCAGATCTTCATCTAGCTTGGCATTTTGATGAGAGCCAAGCTGAGTCATCAGATTAGCAATCATCACTTGTTGTAAATCAATAATAAACATTTTATTCTACCATTTCATGGAAATCTTCTGCAGTTATTTGCAGAGGATGTACGATACCTCGTTGACGAAGCAACATAGAATACATAGCTTCGCGGAACAGGACATAGTCTTTTACATTAACATCTAGCGGTTTGATACCACGATTTACCAAAATAACCCATGCAGCTTCGAGCGCAAGATCAGCAATGTCGGTGACTTCACCGTATGCGTTTGCGAACTGGTCTACCAAATCAGCCACTTTCTTACTCGTGTCGTTCTCTTCTTGGATTGCTTTGAAGCGATCCGAAACATCAATTACATTATTGTCACTCATAGGTATTTCGCCTTTCTTCCTCGCTTCATTGGCACGACTGGTTCTTCGATCTCGTCGATCATTTCATCGCGCGGATCGCGGAAAGATAGCGGTAGATCGGTGCCAGCATTTATCTTTACTGTATAACCCAGCTCGCGCCAGCTGACAGCGTGTTGAATAGCAGTTGTTTTATCATTATAGTCTAGTTCTAAGCAATGACCTTGGCGTGGTCGCTTGTGATAAAAGATTTGTACCGTCCAGTATTGTTTACGCACTTAGAAACCCCAATATAAATCCGATTATGAATGGCAAGGAAGAAATAATCATTAAAGCAATCATTATAATAAACAAAAAGATAATTCCTTTCATTACCATACCTTGTAAAGAATAGTGGTATCATTCATGCGACCGTTGGCAGCACGTCCTTCAGTTTTCAACTGCTTGAATTGACGTTCAGCGTTGATACGAGTATCGATGAGCGGAAGGATGTCAAGCGGTTTACGAAGCTTCTTGATAAGGGATTTGGTTCCGTCAAAGTTGATAATACTAGTACCTTTGACCGAGAAGCCACCCTCGAGCGCATAGTATAGGGAAAGATCGCGCGTCTTAGTATTGAACGCGACCAGATACTTGGCACCAAGCAGTTTAGCTGGGTCGATAGAAGCGACGCGGAACTCTGCGTTCTCTTTCTGATACTTCAACTTTCCGATAATCTTTTCGACTTTCGGTGGTTTCTTGGCGCGTGGTTTGCGAGCAGCAGATTTCGTAACAGCTTTAATCTGTTTGAATTGAGTATTCATGTCAGTCAGCAGTTCAATAGTTTGCTTGACTGCTTTCCAGCTGACGTGATTGTAGCCCTCGAGAAGTTGCTCGTCTTCCTTATCGGTCAGTTCGTTAAGTTCTTCTAGCAATAAAGAATACTCAGACGACAGTTCGTCTAGGTGGAACTTAGTTGCTTTCATAGCCATCAACGTCTTATAGAAGTCGACTTTAATCTTCTCTCCCGCGAGCGAGCGCGCGATGAGATCGTCCATGAATTCAAGCATTTCGCTAGGAACAGCTTTCGGCTTGACAACTTTGTTTACGATGATGGGATTACCGTCTTCGTCAAGTTCCGGACGCTTGGAATCTAGGACAGTATCAATACTTTGTTTGATGGTCGCGTGATACTTCGGATCGATAGTGGATCCGTTCGTGTATAGACGCGCGAGAGATGCGGTGGTCGGAATTATTTTCCGGACCTTACCAGACACAGCAGAAATGTCATCTTTGCTGTACTTGTTCTTAGTCATGTATCCTACAAGCCACTTCTTGGCATTGTCAGGAGTCCACTGATTGTTAAACCAGTTGAGTGCACGAACAAATTCCACACCCTCTGGGTTATGGATTACAGGTTCGCCACCAACGGCATCATATTGTTTACGCGGTTTGCGTTTCTTTTCTGGCTGAGCCATAAATATCCTTTAGAACTATTATACTACGGTTTTGGTTGAAAGTAAAATTATACAACGCTGGCATTTTGCGTATGCTTGCATTGACGGCGAAATTGAAATCCAGCACAGGTGCACGTCCATCGACCACTTTCGTTAGTGACGTGATATGTGTTTCCTTTGCTTCCTGGAACTTCAATGTGTACGATCTTGGTTTGTTGAACGACAGGCTTCGTTGCACCTTTAATCATTTTCAGGTCAAAGACATGACGCAGATTAATGATGCGATGACCGAATGGCATGGATTTGTCTGCGAGAGCAAACTCTGTGTTGCTAATCGGATATGGCGGATTGATAACCTTTCCGCGATAAGTCGTGAATCGGAACTCGTTATCCGAGAACAGATAAGATTCCTTGAAACTAGTTGTTACCTCGACTTCCGAGGAAATCAATGGCATACGGTCAAACATAGTATTCTCCTTCCATACAATTATTATACTCCTATAAACCGAGAAGTAAAATAATAAAACCTTTATAAATCAACGACTTAACAAGGTATAAAAAACCCTTATAAATCAACGACTTATAAGGGTCTTAAAAATCAACGACTTAGCGTATTATTTGGAAGTCGCTCGGTAAATACCGTCCCAGCCATCTTTTCGCTTCATTCCGCTAATTCGCTCAATCATGATATCATAGTATTCAGCCATCTTTCCATCAAAATGGAACTTTAATTGTTCGGCTGTCGCGATCGCAAGTTTGAACTCTTGGTTGTAATAATACTCCAAGAACAATTTGTGTTTATTGATTCCAGCTTTGTCATCAGGAACAACGGTGAAAATATGTACACCCTCTGTCTTTCCTTTTACCGCAATGTAGTCCAGCTCAATAATCGGGAACTCGTCTTCAACATATTCAGCAGTTTTTGGACCAATGATTAACTTAACACCATAGGACTTACTTTGTCCTTCTAATCTTGCAGCCAAGTTGACACCGTCGCCCAAGCAAGTATAATCGAAACGCTGAACAGACCCCATATTACCCACAACAACAACATCAGTGTTAATGCCAAGTCCCATACCAAATGCAGGAATCCCTTCTTTGGATATTTCTTCATTAAATTTCTCCAGGTCACCTAGCATAGCTAAACCTGTACGCAAAGCATTCTTCGCGTGTTGGGCATCATCAAGAGGAGCATTCCAAAAAGCCATCTGAGCGTCGCCAATGTATTTGTCTAGCGTACCCTCGTTCTCAATAATCTTCTGTGTCATCGCAGTCATGTAACGATTCATAATTTTAGTCAGACCCTGTACGTCTTTTCCGTAGTGTTCTGAAATAGTTGTAAAGCCACGAACGTCAGTAAACATAATTGACAGTTCGCGTGATTCGCCACCTAGTTGTAGCAGATCTGGGTTTTCTTGTAGCTTCTCAACCATCGCTGGTGACAAGTATGTACCGAACTGCTTCTTAATCTGTTGCTTGAGTAGGAAGTTCTCGAGGAACTTAGCAAATGAAGCATGAGCGAATATAACAAGCATGCCTAGAACTGGTAGCGAAGCATCAAGTAGCAGATACTCAGTTTTCCAGTAGTGATATGATGCATAACCAAACCCACCAGCAATTAGAATAACCAACGGAAGAACTAGTTTCATTGGTGCTTTATAAACAGCCAGAATAATTAACAGACCGACGAATAGAATAATAACCAGCTCAAGGAAGTCAGCGTAGTCAGGGCGAACGATTGTGTTGCCATTCAGAACTGTTTGTAATAGATTAGCCTGAACTTCATGCGGATACATTGAGCCGACAGAAGTAGGAACTGGGTTGGCTACACCCTCAGCGGTGACACCCCAGATAAGAAACTTGCCAGCTGTATTTTCAGGTGTGATGTCAGCAGCAGAGATAGAGTCAAACTTATTCCAATAAGAAATATAGACAGAGCCATCAGCAGTTGTTTTAATTGGCTCAAACTTAGGAATGCGAACAGCTTCAACACCAGCTTCACCAACTTTCATTTGATACGAGATATCACCAGCAGCGACGCGAATAGTTTCAAGCGCAACTGATGGATAGATTTGCTCATTAGCGCCAACGACCATTGGTAGTTTGCGGATTGTACCATCAACGTCACCGATAGTAGAGGATACACCTACACCGCTTGACGCTTCAGCTAGAATTGTTACTGGCGGTAGAATACCAGACCAGCTGTTTACATAATCAAATGGATTGCCGCCGAGAGTTGCGGTTCCTACGTGTGGACCAAGACCTTCAATAGATTGGTCAGTTGGTGCTGACGAAATGATGGTGGCTCTTCGCGCGAGCGCGTCCGCGAATACTTGGTCTTTACCGAAGCGATCTTCTTCTGAATAGATAACAGTAAATACGCTGATGCTGTCTTCTGCAGTTCTATCTAAAAGATTAGCAAACTTATCGCGCGACCAAGACCATTGACCGTATTCTTTAATTGCTTTCTCGTCGATATTAACCAGTAGAACATCGCTAGACTTAATCTGCTCGTGGCTACGTTGTAGCGAATCAAAGTAAGTTAGTCGTGTGGCTTCAACCAAGAATGGGTCATAGAAGCGCAGGGCGACCAAGAGTCCGAGTGTAATTAATGCTAGATACCACTTTGTTAGGAATTTCATTTCTTCTGCCTTATAATAATTGTATTGCTGTCACCACCATTGATGACCACATTGAACTCTTTACCATCAAGATTAAAGATAATGTTGTAAGCTGTTTTCTCATCAAGCACTAATTTAATCTTTCCGTTGTTATCCTTAGATATAGTTATAATATCTTTATTTAATACTGTTAGCAAACCTGTCTGCGCGTCAAGTCCGATATCTGTACCTGTAATTTCAGCAGCAGTGCGAACCTCACCCAACTTCGCTTCTTGTAACTTATCTACTTCAATCATAACTGGGATAATGTCAGCCAGATAATCTACTTCAAGATAGTTAATGTCAATATCATTAAACTCTAGCGCGTCTCTTTCTTGTTCGATTGCTAGGTAGTCTACGTCAAGTTCGTTGTAAGCAAGCGCATCTTCCTCTAGTATCATCTCATCTTCTTCCTGCTCTACTACTTTAGGAGGATTAACAATAAGCATATTGTTGATCTGGTCTAAGGAAAGGTCGAGGATGGCTGGTTTAGTTGGAGCTGAGTCGCTCGAGAATGCAACGGTTGACTGCATAGATTTGTTTAGTACCACCGAGCCACCGTTGGTAGCAACTAAGATTTCACCAGATGGTGCACCGTTCTCATCGGGGAGAAGGATTACTAAACTACGACCGAGTTCGTCGACGGTGATTGTGAAGTCTGTACCGCGAACTGCGATCTGTGATGTGGGTGTTTTAATTGATACATTTTTCTTATCAATTTTATTCATTTTCCCAGTAGCAAATCTGGCTGTCCCACTTGCGAAGTTGACAGCCAATTTGCCTTTACTTGGATTAGGATCGTAAACGAATTCATCTATTACGACTTTACTCTGTTCGGTGACTCGAAGTATCGAGCCATCTAGGAAATCGATCTTCATACGACCATTTCCTGTTCTTACGTCATCACGCATCTCGATTCCCAGCTGTAATTTAGCTGGGAGCGGAGTCTTTCTTACAACTGAACCTGTTCCCTTCAGCTCGGTGATTGAACCAATCTTAGACTCAGCAGCCAGAGGTGCCAGTGTTAGACTGATAAACACAAATGGTAGAAGGAGTTTGTGCAGTTCCACTAGTTGTACTCTCTATGGTGATTGAGTTGGTTTCAGTTGCGCCAGCCTGTGTAATGTTGAAGTTTGTATAATCGCCAGTGTGGTCGATGTTTACGCTATGTCCAGCAAAACCAGTTGCGCTTGTTGTTACGTTATTGTAATTACCAACCATTGTGATGGTGCTTTCAGCATTCTCTGAGTTTACAGTAGCATTGAAGTTATTGTAATCACCAGTAATATCCCATGTGAAAGTAGAACCGTCAGCCACATCAGCTGTACCAACATTCATTAGCAGAGTATTATTTCCGCCAGTGATATTAATGTCATACTCTGTGTCGTCTGCACTAAACGAACCGTTCGGGTTGTTGTTTAATGTAATTTCGTTATTATCGCCATATCCTAAAATGCTTGCTAGGATACCGTTGCCATATAACCAACCATATAGCGAGTTGTTATTACCAGTTTGTGTTATGGTAATATCTTGTTGGTTGCCGTTAAAGTAAAACGGTGTTTGACCGTCATCAGAACCTATGGTGTTATTTTCACCAGTTTGTTCCATGACAATTGTAGCCTGTTGACCAACCTGATTAATATAAATCTGGTTGTCACTAGCTTGACCCAATACTGTACCTGTCATCAAAAGCATCACGAAGAAGATGGCGTTCTTCATTTACTTTTCCTTTTATTTGAATTGCCAGTATCCTTTCGCCTTACCATTTTTGATAAGTTGTAACACTGCTTCTTCTATTGCTTTTTGCGTTGCGATGTTTACAGACTCGTTTTGAGCTGTTCCGTTTTCAACTTCAACGAGTGCCGTTCCTGCTTCTACGAAACGAAACACATCCTGCGAGTATCCTACCGACAGAATTGTCTTAGTTGAAATGACATCTATAAGAACTTCGCCTGTCGCAACCGAAACCAAACGAAGTGAAACTGTAACTGTATCTTTGACATAGCGTTTGGACGCACCGATACCCAAGTATCTTGCACCAGCACCGCCTGTCATCGTGTTAGTATCATAACCAACAACTCCACCCTCTATGATTAAACCAGCAAAGAGCAGTGGTGGCAGTTTATTTATACCTTCGCCCTCGTAAGACTCACGAGTAGACTTAATAAGCTGGCGTTCTTTAGAAAGATTTTCTAATCCTTTGCGCTCTACTACTTGGAACACTTCGCCATAGCCAGCACCGCGAAGAGCGCGAATTAGAAACACCTCTGGGGCTTGCGTTACAGCAGTCGAAAACGAAGATAGGTTTTCGCTAGGTTTGCGCTGACCTGTTAAATCAGCAAACGAATAGATCGCGATCGTCGGCTTCTGGACCACAGGTGGCAGATCTCTGAGTTCTCTATTGAAGACGAACTCTTGAATCTCAGCTTGGTCGATCTTCTGTATATGTAATCCGTTAAACTTTTCTGATGTCTCTACTACTTTTCCGCCAGCAGCGTGTAGTGTATAGCAACCAGTTAAATTAACCGAAGCAACAGAAACCGCTAATAGGAATAGTGACGCTCGTAACATCTGTGGGATCCGTTAAATTAGTTATGATAAGTTTTAATACTTCTGCTCCGTTCTCATCAACCGTCGACTGATAGTTAATGTTGTATCCTTGTAGGTTAAGCGAACCAGAACCAGTTGCGCCTTCTGCGAATAGATTGGTCACTAGCTGTCTTGATAATTCAGCGTATATTCTTGACTCTACGTTTTTCAAGAATCGGTTCACAGTTGAGTTGTTTTCCGCTGCGATGGCAGCCTTCAACTCGTCTTCTAATTTCTTGGCGATGGCTTCTTTACGAGAAGTTTCTTGATTCTCAATAGTTAGATAATGTGATGATGTACCCTGTCCGTTGAAGGATGGGCTTTTGAATTGAAAGGTTATATCGCCAGCTAACGCGCTGAAAGGTAATAGACTAAGCAGCAGGAGTTTCTTCATCAGTCTTCTCCTCTTTCTTTTTCTTTCCGTTAGTCTCTAACAAAAATTCAAGTGTCAGTATTTTTATCAGACTTAGGCTTATGCTTATTCGCATGTTTCTCTTCCTCTTTCATTTGTAGGACAACGCTGACTTTTTGTTGCAATCTAATTAAGTCATTATCTAACATACGAATACGGTCAATCAATGCAATTAAAATACCGCTGGTTTGTCCAATCAACGGTGTTAATTCTTTTGTAACAAAGCTGTAAATAAAGAATACGAAATATCCCATCCCGACCGCAGCGACGATAGGAAAGCCATATTGTTTAATCAACTCAATGACTACATCAGGATTCATTTTGTTTCTCTAAGCGTAGCAATATATTTTTTATCTGATACCATATTGCTAAGTGTATCAGCTGTTCTTCTTAGGAACATACTTTCAGTGGTTATGCCATCTTCATTTTCCATAATTCTTGCATAGTCATGCATTATAGTAATTAAGTCTTCTAGTGTTGACATTAGTCTCTCCTTGCGTCGTTTTTGCCGTCTGCTCTTGCGAGTCTATCGAGATCTGGTCTTAGACCTAGCGCAGAACTAACAACCGCATCAACTCGGATGATATCATGATTCATGGTTTTCACACGATTATCTAATGCGATGATTATACCCTGCAACCCTTGGATCTGTTTTACCACACCAGTCAATATGAACTTAATTACGAAATAGACAAACACGCCAGCAGCCATAGCTGCAGCGATAGGAAATCCAACTTCGGCAATTATCTTAAATATAGCGTCGTAGCTCATATAATCTCTCTTATAGTCAACCTATTTATAAATAGACTGACGTGGTTAATCCTTACATTATAACAATATTAACAAAGGAGCAGTCATGAGTTTAGTTGCATTACAAAAGAAAATCGGTGTTACCGCTGACGGTGCATTTGGTCCAGGAACATTAAAAGCTGCGATGGCATTCTATAAAATGTCACCAGTTCGCGCTGCGCATTTCTTCGCGCAGACTGCCCATGAGTCAGGTAATTTCAAAGCATTCTCTGAAAACCTAAACTACTCGGCAGATGGCTTAACCAAAATCTTCGGTAAATACTTCGACGCTGCAGCTGCAGCAAAAGCTGCGCGCAATCCAGAAAAGATTGCTAACAGAGTTTATGCTAATCGTATGGGCAATGGAAACGAAGCTTCGGGCGACGGCTGGAAGTATCGTGGTCGTGGCGCTCTTCAGTTGACTGGTAAAGACAACTATAAAGCATTTGCTGATTATCTAAAGAAGCCAGAAATCATGGACAACCCAGACTTGGTTGCTACCGAGTACTCGTTCGAGTCCGCGATCTTCTTCTTTGAAAAGAATAAACTATGGGCTATTTGTGACCAAGGCGTCGGCGACGCAGCGATTACCGCATTGACAAAAAGAATCAATGGCGGTACTCACGGTCTTGACGATAGAAAAGAGAAAACCAAAAAGTTCGCCGCAATGGTGGGCGCATAAGGAGTAATCTATGGAAAAGGTAACAGCATTCGTTCTAGCTTATAATAAAGAAATCGTTCTACTAGTCGTCGGCTTTGTTCTCGGCGCAGTTATTTTTTAAGATTTCAATGTAATAAACTTGGAAGCTGGCGTACTGGCTTTCAAACCCTCAAGGAGAGCTTGCCATTGGTAGGCTCTCCTTTTCCAATTAAAGCGCAGGTCGGCATATGCTTTAACGTAGTTGGCTTCTTCAACGTGCCTACCAGCCTTTACATCTTCAATAGTTTCATCTAGGACTGCTAGATGACGACCAGCGTGTTCGTTAGGATCTTCGTGCCAGCCATACATTCTGGTTAATGCGCCAGAGGTGTCGTAGAGTGCACCATAATTAGGATGAATACAGATTACACCTGCACTCATTGCTTCAATAAGAGAGATGCACGACGATTCAACCCAGATATTTGGATAAGCAAAAATATCGGCATCCTGCAGGGCTGCGCGTATTTCTGCGTTCGGAACCGACCCATGATAGTTAATCTTCGGGTGATTCTTGCATCGTTCAAACAAGGCTTCATACTGTGCGTCACGTTCGCCCCAACCATAAATCTTGAATGACGAATAAACATCCAGTTGAATGTTGTCGTGCTTCTCACATAGTTTCTCGAACACAGGAACTAGGAGTTCTAGTCCACGGTGCGGTGTGGTGTGATAGATAATACGAATAATACCATCAGTTCTAGAAGGCTTGACTTTATATTCAATAGGTTCAATTGCGTTCTCTAAAACAGAAGAACGATGATAAGGAACACCGAGATACTTGTTGAACATATCAGCTTGCCAGTTCGAGTTATACACGATGTGGTCAAACTGTTGCCATGTTTCTTTTAGGTGAGTCGCCGCAGGATCCCAAGGTAGATCCTGATGCCAATAGATTTTAATTTTGTTTGGATCCAGATCCTCGTGCACGCGCGAGATGAAGATTTGAAAATTATCCAGCAATCCTTCAGGCATGCGCGAAGCAAGCGCATGCTTCATCAGCTCTGTACCGCCCATGGCGTTTGGTGCAATTTTATCTTCAGCGAACGCCACAATTATCTCTCCATTCTGTAACCCATTCAATCACTTCTCGGTTAGCTGACCAACCAGGAACATTTGGTTCTTTACACATTACAAACGCAACTTCATAATCACGCGGTTTAGCATGATGGTATTTGTGTCTAAATGCTTTCGCGACTTCTAGGATTTGCGTCGCTTTTCCTGTGCCGATATGATAGGTCTTGCCCTCGCTCGATAGATTTCCTACGATATGCAACGCATCAATCGTATCATCGATGTGAGTAAAGTCACGCGCTTGTGCGCCAGTACCGTAAACCACTAGCATCTCATCCTTCTCGTACAAGTCAATATACTTACGGATGATGGTGGTGTAATCGCCGAGCAGACTTTCGCGCTTCGAGCCGAATACGTTGTAGAACTTAACTACGTCGAAGTTTAGAGCGAAGTGACGGCGATATAGCTGAAGCATCTCATCACAGACTACCTTTGAGAAGGTGTATGGGTTGTTTAGCTTGTCAGCGAACTCAGTAGTAGACGACGAAGCAAAGATTAGTTTTGTTTTCGGATTAGTCTTCTTGATATACTCACAGACCGCAACAGTTGAGTTATAGTTGTTGAGTAAAGTTTCTTCGCAATGTTCGAACGAGCGAGCGATGCGCGCGCAGTTAGCGAAGTGAAAGATAATATCGAAGTCTTCGTCACTAGCCTTGAAGAAGGTTTCTACATCTTGAATTAAAGTGACAGCTTGTTTGTTGATATTAAACAAGTCGCCAGTAGAAAGATTATCCACTACGGTGACGTCATTATGCTCGACTAAACTATCAACTAGATGCGATCCTACGAATCCTAGACCGCCTGTTACCAAAATCTTTTTATTCTTAATCATATTATTCTGCCAAGAAAGTCTGTTCAGGTAGATATTGTTCTTTGATAGTATTCCAGTTCTTTACTAGGTCATCGTAACCGCCGATTAGATTACCATCGATGATAATTTGCGGAACGGTGCGAGCATTTGGGGCTGCTTCAAGCAACTCTTCACGCGTGGCATTTACACCGACCATCTTTTCTTCAAAAGTATATCCCTTTGATGAAAGAAATTGTTTTGCCGATACGCAGTATGGGCAGTTTGTTTTGCTAAAAATTATAATGTTTCTCATAATTAATCCTTAAAGTTTTCGTTTACCCATTCAGAGCTACCAACATATTCTCCATCAATGAAGATAGAAGGTAATGCTCGTTTTCCTGTTGCTTGTTCGAGTTCTGGGATACTAAAATCCTTGAACACTTTCTTTTCTGTGAATTCTATGTTATGCTTTTGGAATATTTCTTTAGTAATAATACAAGCAGGACAAGAATCCATAGTCCATATTTCGTACTTCACTTTGGTATGGCTCCTGGTCTATACTTGTTAATCAGCTTAGTTGATATTTCCGAAGAGAGATCCGTATTCATAGGATGTATGAACATTTTGTTTTCTGACTCACTAACCCTCTTTAATATGTAGTCCTTTTCTTTATCGGCTCCATGTGGATTGTGTTCATGATTATCCATAGGAATAGGAACGTGCCAACTGTATATTTGTTTTTGTTTCCCACCAAGTTCAAACTTTAAGGTTGACTCAAAGAAATCAAACCCAACAAAATCTAATTGAGATTGTGTTTGTATAATTTTATCGAAATAAAGAAAACACATTGTACCCTGAGATATTCTGGGTGCTTTCTTCCACTCTGTAGATTTTGGTGGAGAATAAATCTCTGAGATCAATTTCTTGTGGAGATCAGAATCACCAAGAATAAAATAATCTTTATAGATTTGAAATCTATTAGTAGCCATACAAGATGGAAACATCAGAGATGTTGCTTTCGGATCATACAACCCTATCTGCGTGTAATTAAATATTTTGAACCTAGCATCTTTCCATGATTGGAACATACTCGCGCGCAAGCTACCGAAGAACCAAACATCAGTTTTGGTTCCTAGATGTTTCTTTGTTTCGACTGTGGGAATGCCCTTGCCAAATCTAACAACCACATCATAGCTGTCAATTAAGTCACCATACTCATGATTGAAAAGGGAAGCTGCATTACCAACCAGCAATACACGTTTCCCTTTACAATATTCTCTTAGTTTGGCAGTAGACCTGTCATTCAGTTCTTGGTTGAACATATTTCATAAACTCTTCTGCGAATTCGCAGTTTTCATAACCAGCGTGTAGAGGAGTTCCGTCAGTGTAGTGTAACACTTTAGGATCGATTCTGTCGTTGTAGTATCCGACCAAATAGTTATACGTCTTATCAACTTCACCTACCGATGCATCCCAAGTCCATTCTAAGCCATGAAGATAACTGGCAGGTGCTTCTGAAACAACTTCTGGTGTAAGAGCGCGAGTCTTAGGATGTTCGCAATTAAACAACATCATAGACGACCAGTTCTTTTTAGGATACCAGACTTGCTTCTTACCATTCATCTTCTCTTCTTTGAGTTGCTCGGGTGAGATGTTGTGTTTGACGACCGTGACTGCGTCGAGCGGATCAACTCTTTGGAGAAGTTCCCGAGGTGAGCAACGCCAGATAAAATCTGAATCGCAAAATAATGCATAACCATAATACCCTTTTAGGTATGGTGTAAGGAATCGTGTGAATGCGAACTCGGTTGATTCATACTCGTGGTCTTTGCGCCAGTATAATCCGTTCTCTAATAAATCAGAACGCTTAATATATTCTACATGAACAGTAGTATCTTGTGCGGCGATAGATCTACGACACGCGTGTGCTGCTGCGTCTTGTGATGAATCATAACCTATGAATACTGTAAAGTCTTGTTTCATTTTCTTTTACCGATTACCGTATCAACAACTGGGTCACGCGAATCTTCAGTATGAATTAAAACATAATCGCGCTTACACACAGATTCAACTTTCTGTTTCCACCAATCCATAGATTGAATTGTGCAGTGTAGGTTCTCACCGTCTTCAAATGATTTGAATGCTTTATTACCAGAGATAGAGAACATCAGAACTCCATCTGGCTTACAGAAAGAAGCGATGTCAGCAAGCACAGTATCAACGTCTTCTTCTGGGATGTGTTCCATAACGTCAGCGCAACCAACTACGTCAAACTGCCAGCCTTCTGGTGGTTTGGTAGAAAATGGTGGGAAGCATGGATCATAAAGATAGATGCTTTGAATCTTATCTGGCAGAAAACCCCACAAACCATTTTTATACGATTCATATGGACGCCATGGCATATTACCTTTACCACAACCATAATCAAGCAAAGTTACAGCGCGACCTTTTTCTTCTGTGATACGCTTTAAGTGTTTTGGGAATTTGCGTAGAAACTGAATACCAGTGAATAATTCTTTCTGGTCGTGTGGGATAATTTTTCCTGTTTGCGCAGCACGGAAGCTATCCTTTGCAGTATGCAATCCTTCGTATCGTTTAATATATTCATCTAATCTTGACATGTTTAATATGTTCCTTTTGTTTTGAACCAATCACCCTTCAGCTGGAAGGAGCCACTACTACTTATAATCTCGTTTCTAGGGTATTCTTTTCCGCAGACAGGACAAGGCTGTGGCTTGTCAGAGTCAGACATTTTAACCAGCCGTTCAAACAATCCGTGCTCTTCGCAATTATATTCGTAGATTGCCATATCAAAATGGGATTTCGTCATAATTAAAAATACCACAGTCACGCAGTTGCATAACTTCCATCAAGACATCGCACACTGGGTCGTGCTTAGCAAATCCTTCAATAACTTTCGGTGCTTTATCGAAAGCATCATTAGTGTAGCCATTCAGCTTTTCTGGGAATGCAGTCAAATCGATTGCTGTACGAAGATCGCGAATCTTCCACCAGTGAATAGGAAATTGCTTTTGGTCGAGACCAGTCTGCTTAAACATAGAATCAAGAACCATGATGTCAAGAGTTCCGCGTTGCCAAGCCCAATCTGTATCTTTATTGTAACCTTGCTTTACTAGCCAAGCGGATAACTGTTCGTAGAACTGCTCGACGGTAAGATCTTCTGGTGTCGGGGATAGAATAGATTTAAGCTGTGGCGCATAAGCAAGTTGCTCTTTCCACCACTTAACTGTGTCTGGGTCACTTGTTCTTTGATATACAGAGGATTGTTCGTCAATGCTCAGTTTGAATGTCTTCACTCTGTGTCTTAAACTATTCAACGGAGTGTGAGAATCCTCTTTCAAATCATAGACGAGAAACGAAGCCAATAAACAAATGCAGTTAGAATCACTGCCAAGTGTTTCAATATCAAAGATTAGTTGCTTCACAGAGTGTCGCCACCGACAGACCGATTACAAGGACACAACGCACCAGTCTGAAGCGCATCAAGAACACGCAGAGTTTCTTCTGGGCTACGACCGACGCTTAGATTGTTACAGGTCACGTGCTGAATGACGTTGTCTGGGTCGACGATGAACGTTGCGCGCAGAGCAACACCGTTTGAATAAAGAATGCCGAGTTGTTCGGCAAGACCAGTCGGCTGATCTTTATCATACCAATCGTCGACGCCCTGCTTCTTGGTATCACCGAAAGACCAGTGATTGGTTTTCTTCAGATCTTCGTGCGCATTGCGCCATGCCAGCTTACAGAATTCATTGTCAGTAGAACCGACCATCAAAACAGCGTCGCGGTCTTCGAAGTCTTTGACGAGTTTGTCGTATGCTACAATTTCAGTAGGACATACGAACGTGAAGTCTTTCGGATAGAATACGATTACTTTCCATTTGCCAGCGAAAGATGTTTCGCGGATTTCTTCGAATGCATCATCAGGAGTAAGAACTCCTGGCTTTACACCATATACAGTAAAAGGATTTAGTTTGTATCCAACAGTTTTCATATTATTGCTCCATATTATCATAAATGGCAACTAGGTTTTCTTCTTCGATGAAGTTGAATTCTTTGCCTTCAATTTTCACAGGAAGTGCTTTCGTCCAATTCACATAGACGATATATCCTGGCTTCACTACTGTAACATCTGGACCAACACGAATCACAGTTGCTGTGCGCGAATCAACCAGAGTTGTGCCTTCTAGAATGAGACCGCTGGTTGTTACGGCTTCTTGGCTGTTCGCTTTGATCAAAATCTGTTTCTTCAGCGGGAATAATTTGTTCATCATCTACCTCATTAATTAATTTATATGTATCACAGAAAAGACAAAAATGACCACGACAGATCTCATCTTTTTCGTTGACGAGAACTACCGTAGTCATTTCATGTTTGCCGAAGTAACACTTCAGCTTTCGCCACCACCGTATCATTATTCCTCAGTAGCAGCTTCTTGTTTGAATTTACCCTGACGCTTCTTACCATCTTCATAGTCAGTTAGCGCAGAAACCCACGCACGACGATAATCGCCAGCTGTCGCAGGATTATTCAGCTTGGCATTTGCCATAGCTTGTTTTGCCATCTTTGAAACTTTCACTTTTGTTACTTTTGACATAATCTACTCCAAAATTATATTATACTACTATTTGTTTAATTAGTAAAATTATTCACACCACGACTTTTTCTTGTCGCCGAAATAAGGGCGAGCAAGACCAGCTTTGATTAGTTCTTCGCTGAGACGCTTACCATCATAGATAACGTCACCAAGAACGCGACCACCGAACTTATCCCACTCTTTGATTTCGAACTGAACTACAAGTGCTTCAGCAAGAACTTTCTTAGCAAACGCAGTCGCAGCATCACCAGCTTTGGCTTCAGCAGCACAAGCAGCACGACCACCCTTCTCAGGGGTATCAACACCAAGAACACGCAGTTTTAGCTTATCGCCTAATTCAACTGGTAGTCCTGGCATAATGAACTCAACTGTATCACCGTCAAGAACACGAGTAAGTTTGTAATCATAAGCAGAATAGGCAACCGATGGAACCAATAATAAAAGGAACAGAAACTTCTTCATGAAGCACTCCTTTGTTGTAGGTCACCTATTTAGCTTGTTCGTTGAACCACTTTACCCTGAGATAGTAAACACGAATTACAGCAATGACACTAAATGCGATCGTGTTGGCTGTTGCCAGTAAAAATGAACTAGTCCACATAAACACGTCTAAAAACAACCACGTCAAAAAGATACCAACTGGGTAATTTATGATTAACCCAGTTAGCACCATTATTAATGTTTCTCTTAGAATTGGTTTATTGATTGTCATATAATTGGCCTGCCCGACAGGACTCGAACCTGTGACCCACAGCTTAGAAGGCTGTTGTTCTATCCAGCTGAACTACGGGCAGTTTATCTTCAATGCCTTTAGTCTGTCCGCACAATGCGTGGCTGCGAAGCCATTTGGTTTTACCATCGGAACAACATTAGTTAGCGCACGAACATAGCCGATGGCTTCGTTGATTACGCAAGAAGACCCATGGTTCTCAGAAGGATTAATGTCTAAATGAATTTCGCAGTCAAAGTCTTCTTCCATGACCTGAGCGATATCTAGATACAGTTGGGATACTTTATACACTTCATTCATCAGACGCATGCGTGGACGCGCTTTAGTTTTCTCATAGTCGCGCTCGCGCTCGACGTGACCGAATACCTTACAGCCATGCCGTCCACCGAGATGAACGACTACAACTGAAGCATAATCCGCATACCATTCATCCTTGATGAGAACACGATCTGAATCGCAGCCGATATAGACTTTTGAATTAGGATGTTCGTCGATGAATTGTTTTACAACGAGAGGATTAATTCTTTCTTTTAGGTGATGATGTATGTGCATAATATAGTTAGGTTGGCAGAATTGAACTGCCCATGCTAAAATTAGTCTTTAGTCAGGTTTAGTTTTGCGTGCTTTCCAGTTTGTTTTATTGGACGGACTTGACTAGGGTGTGTTATCATGTAACTTGTTGAACCTTTGTGTTCTCTCGTATTTGTGTAAGCCACAGTGTGAATATTGTTTTTACGCAACGTATCAGCAACATGCTTGTTAGTTAATCCATGTCCGAGCTTTTTGTGTTGCTCTCTTTGTGCGTTAGTTATATGTCCTGCTGCATGAAGAGAATGACTGGTTCCTTGTGGCTCATGGTTTTCACCATCATCTTTTATGTGAGCAACGTTCCCAAGTTTGATTCTAGCAGCATGGTGATAGATCTTAGAGTGGTCTATCTCATGTGGCTCATCATGTTTGTCAAAATATTCATCCTTGTTTTTAATAGCTTCTCTTGCTGCCTGTTTAGTACCAAAGTGGCTCATGTGATGAAACTTGGAAAACTTCGTTGGCGTCAAATGATGAACAATTTCGCTCTCGCCTTCTTGAGCAGAACGAATAGACTCATTAAGATATTGAATAAAAGATAACATTTGAGAACTCCTGTTTCGATTATTTATAATATCTAGTTGGTACTCGATGACGGATTCGAACCGCCGACCTTCTCCGTGTAAGGGAGACACTCTACCGCTGAGTTAATCGAGCATATTTGGTGCGCCCACTAGGACTCGAACCTAGACTCAAAGGATTATGAGTCCTCTGCTTTAACCGTTAAGCTATGGGCACTCATTTCGCATAATCTAAGTCATAGATCTCGGATGTTAGCTTGACGATCTCTTCGATAATCTGCTCTTCGCTTCTTTCTTCTTTGACGTCAGGTTCGTTTGTATTTTCTTTTTGCATAATTGTTTTGGCGGAAGCGGTGAGATTCGAACTCACGGACCCCTCTCAGGATCGGCAGTTTTCAAGACTGCAGGATTAAACCACTCTCCCACGCTTCCATTAAAATTGGTACGAGCGGAGAGACTCGAACTCTCAAGCCATTCGGCAACAGATTTTAAGTCTGTCGTGTATACCATTCCACCACGCTCGCATTATAACATGTTAGAAACTGGTCGGAGTACAAGGATTCGAACCTTGGACCTCTTGCTCCCAAAGCAAGCGCACTACCAAGCTGTGCTACACTCCGAATATGGTGCGGTCGGAGAGACTCGAACTCTCACCAATTAAGACTGGCTTCTAAGACCAGCGCGTCTACCATTCCACCACGACCGCATTTTTGGTGGATCCAGTCGGACTCGAACCGACCACATCCAGCTTGCAAAGCTGGCGCTCTCCCAGATGAGCTATGGACCCATGTTTGGTGCTGTCTGTGGGAATCGAACTCACGACATCCTGCTTACAAGGCAGGTGCTCTACCGACTGAGCTAAGACAGCAAAAACTGGAGCGGGATAACAGAATCGAACTGTTGCTATCAGTTTGGAAAACTGAAGTCCTACCATTAAACGAATCCCGCAATTTTATTTGGCGGACTTGGGAGGGATTGAACCTCCGACATGGTGATTAACAGTCACCTGTTCTACCACTGAACTACAAGTCCAAAAAACTGTGCCGAGTTTTATAGGAAATCCTCGGCGAACCTATACTATCAGATTGTCATCACGACAAGAATGCTACCTTTGCGGATAGCGGATGGCTGATTCGACAACCACCATAAGAGAACTGGCTTCAGTTCTCACATTAGAATAATGTTATCAGAAGCATACTAAGTCAATATGCTTTTGATAGCCCTCTCATTGAGAGGACGACCACTTCCGTTGAGAAACCCACTCGGAAGAACAGTTGGATCAGGCAGCTAGTGCTTGATTGTAGTAAGAGTCATTTGCTTTTACTTTTGTTTGCGCTGATTACGTCAGTCGCCTATCGAGTTGTCTGGTCGGATATCTTTCCCTGTCGAAGCCAGGACATCCCCATCAAAAACATTCTACTCGAAAACATTTTTGGTGGAGATGGGCGGAGTTGAACCGCCGTCCAAGAAACCTTCTCGTTCCTTCATACAACCATAATAAATCTATTATACTATATTTAGTGTGAAAAGTAAAATAATTAATTGTCACCGAAGAACGCTAATTTGTAAGTGTAACGAGTTCCTGGTTCTAGACCAGATTTGTCTGGGGTGAGATTCCACTTGTGTAGCATCTCATTTCCATGACGCTCGCTAAACACAGGAACAGCACCATAACTATGCGTTACACTGCCGTTTGCGTATTCATGCGTGCACTCATAATGCATAATCTTCGGTGTCATAGAATTGTTAGTCTGATACACCATAGCCATTAATCGCTCGCCGACAAAGTCATCGGATGTCCTTGCAACCTGCACTGTATAGATATTTCTTTTTCAAGTGAACGAGCCTTGCAGGAATCTACTTTGTATCCAGCTTCGTATCCTGACTCTTTCGGAACTTCATAATAATAAAAAGATACAGCCTTTCCTTTCAAATTCGGGGAAGACATTTTCTTGTTCAGAGAGACCGTAAACTGATCGATGTATTCACCTGTTACACGCTTTTTGTTTCTAGAAGAATAACTGCGAAGGCGAGCTTGTAGACCATTTACACCATCAGCTTTACCTACTTTCTGAACCTTATTTCTGAACAAAATAAGATACACGCCAGAATGCGTCGACGGACATTTTGGTAAATCTAAGAAACCATATTCGTCGTGATTCCATTTAGATTTACCAAGGAATGTACAGTCTTGTTTTACAAAATCCAAAACTTTTCTACCGCTGTTGTTTTGCAATGTAGGAATAATTGTGGTCTTGTACCATTTCTTGGCAAACGCAATTGCTTTCTGTTCGTCTGCTGTGTTCGTCGTCTTTGCAGACTTATGACCAATTTTGGTGAATCGCACCATCCAGTTTTTTGATTTCCCAGGAATTAACGTAATTTGTAGGTGACGTATTCCTTCAATATTAACTGTTCGATTGCTTTCTTTTTGCGAATGGTATCTTGCTTTACTATCAAGCACTCCATTCTCTTTAATACTGGTCATTCGCGACATTGAAGCAATAGCATACTCTCTCAACGCAGGAGACCATTTCTTTAGAACACTTTCTGGAATAGAATCGCAACCAATACTAGTATAGTAATTCTTAGAGGAATAAAATCGGTTGCGTTCTTGTTTAGACGGAATTTTCTTACTCATAGATCGATCTCGCTTCGCATACCAATAAAGACAGGGAAGCGCGGTTTATCTTTGACACCAACCTCGAAGTGTTTGTACTTCGCCAGCTTGCCAAGATACTTATCGCGGTTCGCCCAGATTTCATCACGGACTTCTTGCGTGTAACCAGAACCGATGTTAAACTCGATACCAGTTTTGATATCACGCACAACCAACGCACCAAGTGTATTCATAGCCATTAGGTTATCCTTGTGGCTAGAACGGAAGCTGTTACCCAGTTCGTTCACTTGCTTGTCATTCATGTTCTTGTAAAGTTCTTCGAAGCCAAGGATCTCAGCTTCGCTGTCGCTGAATCGCTTCAGCTTAAAGATGTTGGCTTCACGATTAGTAGAACGACCATGCTTGTACTTACCAGTCAGGCTTCGCACCATGACACCCTCGTAGCCATCTTCGACCAATGCTTTCTCGAACCCCAACAAAGTGCTTTCGCAGTCAACAAAGTTCTGTGGCATGATATGAATGCGGTCAGAAGGAACTGCTTTTGCCAGTCGTTTCTGAATGCGCTCATAGCGTGTTTTGTATTCTTCGTCAGCATGCGCTTCGGTCGCATCATCGAACACGCAGAACCGCACATCAGGTTCACCGTCCTCGCTCATTACACCAGAGACAGTGACATTATACACATTCTCAGCATTACTCTTGCCAACAATCAGCTCGCCGTCAAAACCATTGTACTTGTCTTGACCGAACAGAAGCTGAACGTACTCATTAGGAATACGTTTCAGATTGCGAGAGTAGACGACTCCGTCGCGAATGACGGCACGAATGCCGTCAAGTTTCGCAGACAGATACATCGGATACGGAAGCTTCTCTATCTCGTCTTGAGTTAGAGTCGCAGCGAGCAAAGGCTTGAAACCTTTAGACATGATTAGTTCCAGTCGCGGTAGTCGTGGTTGGGTTTGATTTTGGTGCTGAAGTAAGTGCCTTTCGATTCGGCATTCAGCAGAGATTCGAACTTCTTGTTAGAAACATCGATGTAGCTGTATTTGCTACCCGACTTAAATTCAACATACAGTTCTTTGTCAGCTTTATCGTACGCAACTTTGGCGAGATTGCTGGACTTCACTTTGACCCATTTCAAATCATTCATATATTTCTCCATAGTTAATAAACATCATTTACAACATCAATAGTATAACCTGAAACCATCCTGCAGTAAAAGAATAAACTTCAATAAAATCAACGACTTACGCAAGACCTAAAAACTCAATCAAATCAACGACTTAAAAACCCATGTAAATCAGTGGGTTGGCAGACTGCGGCTCGGACAGCTTTTAGAAGTCGTCGTCGCGCGCAATCGAGGTAGTGAATCTTGTTTCGATAAAAACTTCGCTCGGTAGATACTCGTGAATCACTTCTTCTTCTACCGCATTGTCGAGATACGTTTCGGCTTCGGCGAGGGAAGTAAAGTAAACATCTTGTCCGCTCTGCTGAAAATTGAACCATGAAAAGCTGTCGCCCTCTGGCTGGTATTGCGGATAGAATCGCGTCTGTTGTTTGACGAATCGTCCGACCGTGACCTGTCTTGTTCTGTATCTGTTCATTAATGACTCCTAGTGAACTATTATTTAGTCGAGGATGACAATTGTCTCATGCTTTAGACCCCACTCACGAAACAACCTGAACGTGTTGTCAAATCCATATCGTTCCCAGACTTCAGGCTGTGACATGTAGTCGTTCTTCTCGCGCGTGGTGACTGTGACAACCCTAGTGATTCCGCGCTGGTAAATCCTTCGCGCGCATTTCTGACAGGGATGAAGCGGATAGACGTAGATGGTCGACCCAGTAATGTTGTCATGCTCGCAATGATTCAATGCGTTGTGTTCTGCATGTATAATGCGCTTGAGCTTCTCCTCGCGGTCAGCGTACCACTCTGGGCGATCTTCCATGTTTGCAGGAAACCCATTATAACCCACCGATGCGATTGTTTTGTTCGGACGTGCGATGACTGCCCCGACCTGAGTCGACGGATCCTTGCTCCAGCCAGCCACCACAGACGCGAGGTGTCCGTAGCGCATGTCCCATTTGTTATTCATCGTAATCAATCCAATTTCTTTCGCCGTCGCTAAACACCGCAGAATCATTCCCTATGATTTCTACCTCTAGGTCATAGTGGTGAATGTCATAGTCAGTGAAGCTATGCTCTTCGTGATAGACACGGAATACAAACTCGTTGTCAAGTGTTCGGATCAGAAATCCTTTTAATCCCTTTGCGTTCATGGGAACATCTCGTCGGAGTCAAGCATTTCTTTCTGCTCTTCGCGTGTGGTCTTGTCTGTTGCTATCACCCAGACCAGCGACACGAATGCAGTAATAATAAAGATAGCTAGGATTATGTTTTCCATTATTCTACCTTCTTGAATTCTGTAATGTAACTGTTGTCAGTAATCATCTCACTGCGATTCTCGACTGAGTAGATATTCATATCAATCTCATAGCCAGGATTTTTGGTGATAGGATTATACACCCAAGCATTATCATGCCAGATGATACGATTGTTAGGATAGACGTAGTAGTTGCCCTCATCCATCTGAAACACGTGACCGCATTTGTGCTCTGGCGTTTCAGAGAAGTTCGTGTCAAGCATGGCGCGATTCTCAAAAGACCAGTCAAGTGTAAACAAATAAATCCCACTGCGCTGTTCGCCCGAGGGAGTAATAAGTTTGGCACGTAGGCGATTGAGTCGCGACCGAACCTGAACGTCCACGTAGGAACTAAAGCAATCCCAGTAGACATGCTCGTTGAGCGGTCGAATAGGTGCATCAGGCTTCCAGCAAAATGCGGTGATTGGTCGGCGAGTCCAGTTGACACCGTTCTCTAGGAAGGCTTCGAACAATGGAACTCGTCGCTCCATAGAAGCCACAGTATGAACGTCACAGGGAGTAAACTCACCATGACCTTTCTTATGATTAAACAGATACTCGTTTCGCATGAGACAAGTAATCGTAGGGATGTTATGATTGAGAAATGGCATTATCGATACACTTCGTCATTCATCTGTGGGGTGCGAATCAGCGGTTCTGGGCATTTTGTTGCAATGCCATACTTCTCGACGCGATCGGCAAGGTCATTACCTGTTACTGAATTTCGCAACGCATCAATAATTTCGTTAATTGTAACTTGCATGTTTACTCCATATTATAGTGTTCGGCTACACCAATGATTATACTGTAAAAGTGTGAATTAGTAAAATAATCCGATTAGATATTCCACCAGATAATGAATAGACCTGTGAGAATGCATAGCCCAATGATAAACGCATTGACCCACATCGGTGCAGGTGGCTTCTTGTATTGGTTCATATAGTCACCAGCATTAGTGAACTTGATACATCGTTCATGTGTCAACCTCTCAATTCGTTCAGCAGCCATAAGTAAAATCATAGACAAAGCGATGTTCTCCTGCTTGTAAGTTTCGCTTGCAGTTCGTAAAGTTTGTGCCAGTTCGATGTCATTCATTTTCTTCTTCCCATGCTTCCATGCCTTCGATGATGCCAAACTGCTGGTCTAGGTCATCGTCTAGGATTTCGCGTGCTTCCTCGAGCGAAGACCATTGAACGAATTGATCCTCGCCGTCATAGAATCGACCAGCAAAGCACATTCCTGGCTCATAGTACATGGCATCAACCGTGAAGCCAAGTTCTTCCACTAGGAAAGAATAGAATTCCACTGGCGGAGACCAAGCTGATTCGAAAGCAAAATAGACACTGTTTTCACTGAGACGGTCAACGTGACCTGCGGTTTCGCCACCGACGTCCCACTTGGTTCCCCAGTTGTTGACGCGCCAGTTGTACCAGCCAGTGTCAATGCCATTGTCGTCCAGCAGTTCGGGCGGAACAGGGTGAAATTCCTCGCACAGCTTTCCTTGCTTAAAGGCTTCGATGGCTCGGTCGATTTGACTCGGATCTTCGTGAGTCAGGTTAAGTGTATTGTCGCACCAATTAGGCATGATTAGTTTCTCCGTTGATAGTCAAACATTAGTATATTGAAGTCGCCCATGGCAGCTTCGTTGAGTGTTTCTTCGATGTCAGTTTCTTCGTCGATTGCGTCCCAGATGCGATTGGCTACCTGCTCCGAACATTCGAAATATTGTTGTAGGTCATCGACTGTGATTGTGATTGTGATTTGTCGCTTGTTACTCATAGTGCGTTGATTCCCATAAATGCGTTGAAATCGTCATTAGGTTCTTCCTTTACGGTATGGACGATTCTCTCATACCCTTTGTGCTGTGCGTAGTACCAGCGCATCTTCTCGTAGGCTTCCTCTAGGGATTCAGCTTCGATCTCGGCGACGTCGTAGTTGACAGTCGTGTTTACTTGGAAGTGGAATCGTTTCATTTGGGTACAGCCCTTTTGTAGATGGTGACATTGGGATAGCCAGCGGAAGTAGAACGGAATTGCTGACCGCGCCAGAAGATTTTGTCGAACCAGCCCTGTAATGGTGCTGGCTCAATCAATCCTGCTTCCAGCAATATGTCGATTTCGTTTTGCCACAGATGAAATTCAACTTCGTCGTCTGGCTTGGTTTGCCTGAGATTGTTGCTGTAACAGTTGATTGTTTGTCTTTTGTGTTCGCTATGATTAAAGATCTTCATCATTGTGGTTTCCTTATACAGAAAGCATGAATACCAGATTCAATCTTGGGATTCACTTGTTGAATTTTGTTTGCCGCGACGATGCATGCTTGCTCGGTCTTGAAGCCATCAATGTGGTCGATTGCTGCAGCTGCACGAGCGGATTTATACTCGCCACTGTTCATTGCGTAGATGAGAACTAAAGTCCACATTATCGAGTCGCCTTGTCATTATACATGAAGTCACGAAGAAGTTCCTCGGCTCCAGGAATCGCGCGCAGTTTTGCGAGTGCTTCTTTCTCAATCTGACAGACGCGCATCTTGGTGAGACCCATGTGCTC